CCGGGTACATCTCTACTCTCTGCTGGATCCCAGACACTGAGGTCAGGGACATTCTCCCCCCGACGTAGTCGGAAACGCGATTTAGAGGGATCCAAAAGGCAATTAGTTTTCCCGCATAGAAGGCATTGCCCGTCAGCTGAAATCGTATGCGGACGGAAGCGCGGAAATACTGAAAGCCGGCGAGTTTGTCCTGTATGTTGGGCTGCGCGAGTAGAAAACGGACCGGATCGAAACACGCAATCGATGCACCAGCTTGTTTGGTGTGATCCCACTGCACCGGGCCGAGCTGGTACGGTCGTTGCAGGACGGAGAAAAAATCTTGGTCCATGGCGGGGGCATCTCGCAACTCCACTGCTGGCGCGAGAACTCCGGTAGTGACGTCAGTTGAAGTCAAGAAAGTTGTGATTTGGTCGACCGAGGTGTGAGACTGTTCCGAATCGACTGGGTTCAGGACAGAATGTTGGGTTGTTGCTTCTTGTGGTTGATTGGTGACTGGATTAAGACCCGGGTTCAGTCACAATGCCGGGAATTGGTGTCAACCTTTAGATACGAGAGTGGAGATTACGTGCAAGTGCTGACACGCGGGGGTCACAAGCACTGGTGGTGAGGAAGTTCCGAAACCTCTAATGTCTACCACTCAAGGAGCGAACAAATACGGATTAGCCCCCGCATCCGGGCAGAAGAAGAAAACACGATAAGGGATTACAAATTGAGTCAACGCTTCTAAACTACATAACAAAAGATGATACTAAACAACGTAAGTAGGTCCATCCGCAGCACACTTGTCCCTGAGCCGCAGAGCATCCCTCCATGTTGGCAGCACCAAATGTTCCAACATCAAGTAACTTGTCGTGGGCGAATTCATCAGATCTGACACGCGATCTTTCAACTTGCGCATGTAGGTGTCGAACGTAGCCTTGCCATGTATCGCCCACTCCACGGCAGCACACTCGAGAACCTGATTTGTGACGTGGTAGTCCCGCACGTACTTTTGAGAAGTCCAGTCCAACATGTTGGCTATAGACTCCAAACGCAAAGGGGCCCGGAAGAGTCCATCTTGCACAGAAAACGACCTCTTGAGGAACTCAACCTCGCCAGGCCGAAGCATCCTGTCGTCTCCGAAATTCTTCTGCGCATTCGTAAATCCAATATTGTACCGTGCAAACCATGCGGTCATCATTCCCTGACTCACACGCAACTGGTCATCGGTGTAAACAACCACATCGTCACCAAAAATGGCAGCACGGTAACGATTTTCAGCCGGCAAGTAGTCATCCATGACCTTCTGCGTTAGATCATGCACACACATGTCCACTAGCAACCAGTTTGCCACACTATTG